CCGCCTGCGGCTGTGTCTACCCCTGTCGTCGCAGCGGGCAATCGAGGCCTCAAGAACTGCCTGCCAGTGAGAGGCCCTTTTCCCGCACTCGTGTGACGAAAGGGGCATGTCATGCCCGCCACCAATACCCTCCTCACCATCAATATGATAACGGCGAAAGCGCTCGCGGTACTGCACCAGAAGTGCAACATCATTGGCGCTGTCAACCGGCAATACGATGACAGCTTCGCCAATAGCGGCGCCAAGATCGGCTCTACACTGCGCATCCGCCTGCCGGTGCAATACACCGTCAGCACCACCCCCGCGCTGTCGCTGCAGAACACCGTCGAGACATTCGTCAGCCTGCCGATCACCAACCAGTATCACGTCGACTTTAGCTTCAGCAGCGCCGAGCTGACGCTGTCGATCGATGACTTCAGCGCTCGCTACATTGAGCCGGCGATTGCTGTGTTGGCCGCCCGCCTCGAGAGCGACTTCGTCAACCAGATGTGGCCGCAGGTTTGGAACCAGGTCGGGACAGCCGGCGCCGCGCAGACGTTCAAGACCGTGCTGCAGGCCCGCAAGCAGCTGCTCGACAACCTGACGCCACAAAGCAAGCAGTGGTTGCTGCGCATAAACACGCAGGACAATGTCGATATGGTCGACAGCCTCAAGGGGTTGTTCCAATCATCGACGGAGATCCGCAGCCAATACACCGATGGCGTCATGGGCATATCGGCCGGCTTTGAATGGGCGGAGAATACCCACCTGACCACGCAGACCCGAGGCGCGGAAAGCGGCGCCTACACCACCGCCGTTGTCGCCAATCAGAACACCGGCAGCACACTCGCCGTGATCACCGGCACGGGCGCAGGCAATGCCGGCGACGTGTTCACGGTCGCTGGGGTCTTCCGGTGTCATCCAGAAACTAAGATCAGCTCGGGTGTGCTGCAGCAGTTCGTGCTGACCGCAGCCTACGCGGGCGGCGCCGGCAACATGAGCATCGCGCCGGCTATCAACGGCGTCAGCGGTAGCCCGCAGCAAAACGTGGTCACCGTCGCCAACGCAACCGCCGCCATCACGTTCGCCAATACCGCCAGCACGGCAACAGGGTTGTCGCTCGCGTTCCACCCGGACTTCGCCACCTTCGCAACAGCAGATCTGGTGATGCCAGGTGGTGTTGACATGGCTAGCCGGGTGGTGAAAGACGGGATATCAATGAGAGCAGTGAGACAATACTCGATTTCAGACGACACGATGCCGATACGAATAGACGTTCTGTGGGGCGCCGCAGCACTTCGCCCCCAGCTGGCGTGTCGCTTGGTTGCAAATTAGCCGTTAACACAGATACCGTCTATGCACCAACTCCCTGTCATGTCAAGATGCGAAAGTAGACTGACATGGCAGGGAGGACGAAATGGCTGCACGATGCTCGATCGAGGGATGCGACAGACCACATACGGCTCGCGGCTTCTGCCATCGGCATTATCGAGAGTTCTTACGCGAAGGCGGTGACAGGATTGCGCAACCGACGCGGCACTACGGGCTGACGCCGGAAGAGCGGTTTAGGTTGTATGTCAGAGAGACACCGCAGTGCTGGGAATGGACCGGCTACAAGAACGAGAAGGGGTATGGCGTCATAAACCTGCGCGGTGAGCGGGTCATGGCCCACCGTATGGCCTACGAGTTGGCTGGTGGCACGATCCCAAAGGGTCTCTTCGTGCTCCACCACTGCGACAACCCAGGCTGCGTGCGCCCTAAGCATCTCTTCGTCGGCACGCTGGCAGACAACAACGCAGACATGGATCGCAAAGGTAGAGGCCGACGTGGTCACAATATGCCAGGCACAGGCAACCACCGGGCTAAACTTACGGAAGACGACATCCGCGCCATTCGCGCCAGCCCTGAAAACGGTCAAGTCCTGGCGGACCGCTACGGCGTAGCCAGAGAGCATATCTGGGCCATTCGTCAGCGCATTTTCTGGTCACACATCGAATAGGAGCCACCCATGCCAACCCAGGTCGTCTATCCCGCCGGCCGCAGCGTCAACTTCCAAACCGGTGTCGGGCTGCATGACATCTCGCAGCTCGCCAGCGGCAACGGCTGGTCGGCCGCCAGCATCACCGCCCGTGCAGGTGGCACACAGGCGCTGGCAACGCCCGTGCGCACTGCCTGCACCCTGATCGCCGTTTGCGCCACTGCGACCGACAGTGTGCAGCTGCCGCCCGCCGTAGGGGGCCAGGTGATGTGGCTCACCAATGCTGGAGCTGCGAGTTCTCAGGTGTTCGCGGCTCCCGGCGCCGACACCATCAACGGCATCGCCAATGCTACCGGGATCGCGCTCGCGAACGGCAAGACGATGACGCTGATCTCACCGCTGGCTGGCGCCTGGTTCGGCGTGCTGTCCGCATAAACAGCTTGCTGCCGGAAGCCCCGCATCCTCCCGCCGGGCTTCGCCTAACGCGTGTGGCCCCGAGCGCGTGATACCCGGCAGCCTCGGGGCTATTCCCTACTATCTGCCCAACACCATTATCCCGTATAATGTCGGGATGAACCAAGATGAAAAGCGTGAATACAACCGTCTCTACGGCATCGCCAACAGAGAGCGCATCAAGGCTAAGCGTGAAGCGCGTCGCGCGGGGCTCGGCGACAATGTGCGACGATGTAGCATCCCAGGCTGCGACGGCATCTATGACACGCACGGATTGTGTGCGCGTCACTACATGGCGTGGAAGCGCAATGGCGATCCTACCGAGGTGCGGCAGATCCAGCATCACGGCAAGACCATCGCGGAGCGGCTCGCGCTCTACACACGGCGCATGCGAGGTTGCTGGGAGTGGACAGGCGCCAGGTCTGCAAAAGGCTATGGCGTCACCAGGGTCAACGGGCTTGATAGGTCGCGACTGGCTCACCGCGTCGCTTGGGAATTGGAACACGGTCCCATCCCCGCCGGTCTCTACGTGCTGCACCGATGCGACAACCCTGGTTGCTTACGCGTGGCTCACCTGTTCCTCGGCACCAAGGCCGAGAACAACGCCGATATGCGGGCGAAAAAACGCCACCACACGAAGCTCACCGAGGCGAATGTGAGAGCAATCCGCCGCAGTTCCGCTAGACGTATCGACTTAGCCGAGAAGTATGGCGTGTCAGGCACGCTGATATCTGCAATCCGCGAACGTCGAGCCTGGAAGCACATCAAATGACGATAGCAAATGACCTGATATTTCTGTCATTACGGAATGCGGGTGTTTGTGGACTCGGACAAACCCCCATGCCCGATGACGTCAACGACAGTTTGCGTGTGCTCAATGCGATGATCAGCGAGTGGAACCTCGAGCGAGAGGTCCGCGTCAATCGCATCGAATTGCCGGGCTTCCCAAATCTCACTACCGACGTCCCGTTCTGGAGCAACTACGAACACGTCTTGCTCACCACCATGGCGGTGCGGCTACGACAGATCTACGCGCTGCCGCCGGTTCAGCTCGACGTGCAACTCGCGGTGTCGGCGCTCAAAGCGTTTAATAGCATCAACCTGCAGAACATCGCCGCGCCCACCATCGCCGCCACCGACAACACAGGCGGCGGCATCATATTCCTGGCGCTGCGTGCCGCCGGCCGGGTGAATGACGAACAGGGCCTCAACCAGACATCGCAGGATGTCACCGACGCTCTGTCCATGCTCAATGAAATGCTCGATGAGTGGAACCGCGAGCGCGCCGTGCGCGTGATCCCCGGCGTGCTGCCGCCGATCACCAGCCTGACCACGACGCTGGTCATGACGCCCGGCGAGAAGAATGCCATCGTGCTCAACCTCGCGGTGCGGCTGCGCGATGCATTCGGCGCCGAGGTGTCGAAGACATTGACCGAGCGTGCCGATCGCGCCCTGCAGCTGCTCCAGGCAATCAACCTGCAGCAGAACCCGGCACCGCTGATCGCGCACAACGACGGCACGGGCTATGGGGTCGTGTTCCTCGCGCTACGTGCCGCCGGCCGCGTCACCGACACCCAAGGCCTCACCCCGGGATCGCAAGACGTCACCGACGCCGCATCCCTGATGAATGAGATGCTGGACGAGTGGAACCGCGAGCGCGCCGTCAAGGTCATCCCCGGCTCACTGCCGACCATCTCTAATCTCAACACGCCACTGTCCCTCACATCGGGCGTGCGCAACGCCATCGTGCTCAACCTCGCGGTGCGGCTGCGCGACTGGGTCGGGGGCGAGGTCTCCAAGACCCTGCTGGACCGGGCCACGATGGCGCTACAGCTGGTGCAGGCCAACAACCAGCACCAGACACTGCCGCTGCACCCAGGCCCGCCAGAGACCGTCATAGAGGCGCTGTTCCTGGCACTGCGCATGGCCGGGCGGATTACCGATACGCAGAGCGTCAGCGACGGCAGCAAGGATGTGGCCGACGCATTCAGCCTGCTGGTCATGATGTTGGCGCAGTGGCAGCGACGACGGTGGCTGGTGTGGAACGAGCAGGAAATCTCGCTCGTCTCAACCGGCGCGCTGTCCTATACGATCGGGCCGCGCCAGGACTTCAACACCACGCGCCCCGACAAGATCCACGCAGCATTCGTGCGGCTGCTGCACACTGGTGGCGGTGGCGGCGGTCCTGGCAGCAATGGCGCGCTGCTCCCAGCCATGCTGCCGTTTCCGCTCGGGGAGGGGCCGACCGCCGGCACCGGGACCACCGCTGTCGGGCGTAATGTCGATATCCCCCTCTCGATCATCGAGGCGCGCGAAGACTGGTCGACCATCACCATCAAAGATCTCGGCTCGATCCCGGCCGCGGTGTTCTACGACAGCGCCTTTCCGGTCGGGCGCCTGTATTTCTGGCCGGTGCCGCCGGCCAACGCCTACGAGATGCGCCTCGCGGTCAAGGCGACGCTGCCGGTTTACCAGACCGTCGCTGACGACCTGGCGCTGCCGCCGGAATACGTCGACGCGCTGGTGAACAACCTGGCTGTGCGCGTCGCGCTGGCCTCGCCAGGGGCGCAGGTGAGCCCGCTGCTGCTCAGCCAGGCGCGCGCCTCGCTCAACACCATCCGCCTGGCGAACACACAGATCCCGCTGCTGTCGATGCCAGCAGCATTGTCGGGCTTCCGCGGCGGCGACTCATCGAGCTGGGCAGGCCGCGGCCTCGATCGCGCCTGGACGGTCGGCGGCAACTCGGTTCTCGGTTAGGGGGCGACGGTCATGA